CGGCCTGCTGTTACAGTATCTGCCAACTCCAAAGTATAGTGTACCACAGTCTTGCCCAACTTGATGGCTTGTGATCCGAGATGGACCAAAACCATTGACTTGCCTGCACCTGTTGGTGCGATAACAACTCCAAGCTCCCCTTTTCCAAGACCACCTCGGCACAGATCATCAATATCCTGCCAACCTGTGGTTATGGGGTTCCGAGCTTTAAGCTCGAATCTTCTTTCAAAGTCCTTTAGATAATCGTAACCGAAATCTGAAGGATCCCCCATTTTAATCGCGTCATTGATAACTTTAGCAATTTCGTCGAAAGACGATTTTTCAAGCAAAGAGACCGATTTAATCATCGCCTCTTTTAACTTTTGTTTGCGACAGAAATCAAGCGCAATGTTTTTTGTATACTCTGAACCGCTTACTTGCGTATCGTGGATGCGAGCAAAGTAGTTGCGTAGCTGTTGTTGCGTAGCCACATTCTCATCTTCGATATCGGCTCGAATGATAGAAATCATTGTTTTGTATGTGGGGTGAACCTCATACCTTTCCCGATATTCAAAAATTTTCTGTACGAATACACGAAGGTAACGCAACTCCAAAAACCCAATGTCCAAGACTTCCGAGATTTGGTCCGCGAACGGCCTATCTTGCAAAATCATTTGACATAGCGATTCTTGAAAGTCCTTACCATATTTACTAAAGCTAGGCTTATCTTTACTCACTAATCCCCCGTAGATATATAATATACCCTATATGTGTGTGGCTGTCAAGCCTTATATTACTTGTTTTTCTCGACGACGCCACGCAACATAGCCATAAGTTCGGACCAATCATAGGAACCGAAGCCGTGGTCAACAGAACATTTTTTTAGCTCGGTTGCGTTTAGCTCGAACTCAAAGTTGTCGAGCGCGTAATTCATCTTTTTACGACCTTGAACAGAGATACTTGGCGGAGTAAGATTCATAACTTTATAATTAGTCTCTACCGTATCCCAATCCTCTACAATTCTTTCGAAGAACTTAAGTTTGCCCTCGGCATTGGCACAATGGTCGTACACTTCGCTAAGCGTGTGCATCTCGTCATCAATGAGGAAGGACAGACGTTTGGCGATGGTTGGTAGGCCTGCGCCTTTGATACCTGCAAGGTTGTCGGACTTATCACCCGCAATNGCCCGTGCAANGACAAAATTTTCNGGCGAGATNCCGTATTCTTCAATAACGGTNTTCTTNGTCCACGCCTTCTTTTGGATGGGGCGGTAAAGAACCGTTTCATCGTCGAGCAACTGAAGGAAGTCTTTATCTGAAGAGATAATAACCTTTTGCCACCCTTTGTACTTTGGTGAGCCGGCGATCATTGAAATGATGTCGTCAGCTTCAACCCTGTCCAACATAAGTTGGATAATAGGCATCTCATTCAACATCTCCATTAGGATACGCTGTTGCCATACCATATTCTCTTTCTCAGACTGTGGGCTCATGCCCTCAACCTTATAGTTTTTACGCAGAGGCTTACGACCCTGCTTGTACTCTTTAACCGTCTGACGACGCTTTTGAGAGCCACCTGCGCCGTCCCAACAAATAATAACTTGGTCTGGCTTAGATTCTCGCATCAATTTCTTGACCGAGTTAAGAAAACCAACAGTACCCCCAATTGGGTTGCCGTTGGTTGAAATCATCGGATTAACAATGTAATTCCGAATAAACATATTTAGTGCGTCAATAACTACTACGCGTTGCATAAAGAACCCCCTGTTCTTCTATAATATAGCATGAACAGGGGGTCGTGTCAAGGATAAAAAAATTAAAGTTTGATTATGAACCTTGTACCGTGTCTATGGTTGTGCCGATGAACACGATGATGATTGTAAGTCTTGCGAATTACAGTTCTGGGTGCATTTCTGCAAACAGTAACATTTTTATAATGTGCGTGAATATAATGACCGTGACGGTTATAGCGGGCTGGTCTGTATTGTTTTTCTACCGTGCAGACTTTGTGAATTACAGTGGTTACTGTGGTCGCTGCCTCTGCCTCCGGTGCAAATCCGAATACAGATCCGAACGCGATTAGAAAAGAATAAATAAATTTCATAATGAGCCTCCTAAAGCTACTTGTCTTAATTGGACGCTTTAAAATGTAATTTATTCATCTTCACCGTCAATATCATAAAATTCTTTTGCATCAACCTCTTTCTTCTCGAACTTAAGAATAACTTCTTCTTCCATAATCTGTAGAATACGGTTTCTGAACTTATCGTCAGCCAACTTGTTCATCCAAGTTGCTGTTTGAAACTTCTCGACTGATCCGTCCTCGTGAACTAGTGCGAACCAAGCTCCTGCATTGGAGATGTGTTTTGAAGACTTTACAGCCTCCAACCAAGACTCTTCGTCCTGAATCTTCACATCATCACCTGCCCACATAATCTTGAATGTGCATTCTCGCGCATCAGACCCGAAACGGGACTTCTTAATCTTTGCTTTCACCTCAGTACCAACTCGGAAGCCTTTGTCATCATATAGATAGCTAGCTTTACCTCTTCGTGCTGTTAACCAGATTCGAAGAGAATAAGCATAGATTGCGGCCTTTCCACCGGGGGTGAAATAAGGCTCCAGACGTGCTTCCGCGATGTTACTAGTAATATTCGTTTTTAGCTGATTAAGAATCAGCAAGGTTGATTGCGAGTTTGCGATAGGGACTGTTAATTTAGCAAATCCCTTTGAAAGAATACGAGGCTTGACTGCCATACTGGAAAGAGGGTTAAAGTCACCCTCAATATCAGATACAGCAGGCGTCATAGCAAGCGAGTCCCAGATAAAGAGCATTCGGTTTTCATTACCTGCCAAAAGCTCTTCAATGGTCTCCAAGACAAACTCGACTGATTGTGCTTGGATGTAAAGTAGATTATCTAAATCACACCCTGCACCAGCCAAGAAGTCAGGGTCTACAGCAGACTCAGAGTCAAAGTAAACAACGTCAATCCCCATTTTCTGGGCGTTGCCTGCAATCTGAGCCGCCATATACGACTTGCCAGAAGCGGAAAGACCTGCGATTTCGCTGATTTTACCGATTGGAATACCAGCGTACTTGCCACGACAGATGATAGAGTTTAGCCATCGGGATCCAGTTGGAATCCACTCCTTGACCTCAGTTGGGTTTGAACCCGCGAGGTCATGGGCTACCTGCTCACCTGCTTTCTTGTTAACAATCTTTCGCATGTCTGCGATAGAGAGTTTTCCTGCCTTTTGCTTCTTTGCCTTAGCCATTAGCGTTCGACCGTCAAATAGCCATTAGGTGTTTGAACCTTTGCTTCCCAGCCTGAGAGCACAAAACTTTGGTCTTTGAGATCGCCTAGTGGAATACTAAGTTCCATAGTTAGATCTGTCCAACCTCGCTTGTGATCAAAACGCTGAGTTGATTGTTCAATCCAATCAAAGTTGTAGAACTCATCAGTGATGACCTCGGAAACGAAATCAGTAAAGTTCTCGTCGCCTCGCTCGTATGCTTCCAGCAAGCCTTCTTCACGCATTTCATCTAGAATCTCATTTCCCTTTTCATAGAAAACTCCTTCTGTGATGGCTTCCGCGAGAGCATATGCTGCTCCTGTGTTGCTCATTGCAGTTTCAACGTGTGTTTCATTGTAATGCATAACATCACAACCTTCTTCCCATTCAAAATTGACGGATACGTCATCTTCGACACCAAGTGCCTTAATCTTCTCATATAGACTCATTACTTCTCCTCATAGTAGTTTGCAAATCCCATAAATGTTGGTGCCCAAAGGCCAACAAAAATGGCTAGTTGTTGTGTATCAGTTCCCATTGTCCAGATTGCTACAGAACCTACGATGGAAAGTAGTGTTCCTGCAATAAACGAATTCGATACTGTATTGTTTTTTCTTAGAATGCTCATTTTTACCTCTTACTGTTCAATATTCACTAGTTCGATCTCAAAGTTGAGATCTTTTCCAGCCAAGGGGTGGTTCATATCAAGAACAACCGTTGACTCCTTCTCTTCTACAATTTTAGCCATAACAGGCTGTCCTGTAGGGGTTTGCCCTTGAACCATTTCACCTGTTTTAAAAACAAAATCAGCAGGAAATAAATCCTTTGGCGCTTCTTGGACTGCTTCTTCGTGAATCAGCCCATATGCATCCTCGGCTCCAAGGTGGATATTTTTGACCTCACCCACGGTCATGCCCATAAGGGCTGCGTCAAAGCCTGCAATCAGTTGGCCTGAACCCACTTCCACTTGCATTGCCTCTCCGCGTGTTCGCGAGTTATCAAACTCACTGCCGTCATCAAGGGTGCCACGATAGTGAACACTTACTGTTTGACCGCTTTGTACTGCGCTAATCATAATATTTTCCTTGTTAAAAAATGTAGGACATCTGTAAACCCATGCCCTCCTGCGGTGGGGGGATCTATTCCACGTCTTCTGACTTGCCGTCTTCGTTAGCTTGGTTGCGGTCTGCCGCTTCCTGAGCCTTCTCAACGAGTTCGTCAGTTTTCAACTCTTCATCACTAGGAAGGTTATTGGGGTCTGCATAAACAGTGACCTCTTCTACAACCTCATCATTTAGAATAGTTGCAACTGCTGGTACGACCTCTGTGGGGACCTCGGCAATCGTAGCTACCTGTGTATCAGCACCATTGTCATAGCTCATTGCATACCAACCAGTGGTAATAACAGCAATAGTAGCTAGCAGAAGTGCGATATTAGAATTAAATTTACTCTCTTCACTCATAATATTTTCCTTTTAAAATTAAAGTGAGGCACCTGATATCCCTGTGCCTCCCTGTGGGTCGTGCCTTATCAGCTACCGGTTGAAGTACCAGTTCCAGTTCCGGTGCCAGTAGTGGTGCCGGTTGTGGTTCCAGTAGTTGTGCCAGTCGTGGTTCCAGTCGTGGTTCCGGTGGTCGTACCTGTGGTAGTTCCAGTAGTTCCAGTCGTAGTACCAGTCGTAGTACCAGTCTCTGTTACGGTCGTGCTTGTAGCAGTCTCTGTGGTTGTGACAGAAGTAGCGGCTGTGTCAGCCGTATCCTTGTCCTCATCAGCACATCCCGTCAGGAATGTGAGGCCGCTCACAAGAGCGACACCAAAGATTGTGCCATAAACATGATCACGAGTTAGAAAACTAAACATAACTTTTCTCCTTTATGCGTTCATTAGTTCGTTGAAGGCTGAATCAACCGAAGTTGTCTTGCCATTGCTGTCGTACTTGACGACATCCTCAGAGCCTTCTTCTTCACCAGCNAACCATTCGTCTAGCATAGTTTGAATCTCCTCTGGGGTTTTGCGGGTAAACAGACCGTCAAAGTCTGGAATACTCTCAAGAAGCTCCGCACACTTCTCGGGACCTCCGAGCGCGTCATCACACAATGGTGAAGTCCGACGACGGGGGGTTAGGGTAGTCTGCGGGAACTGTGCTCCTGCTGGCTTACCGTATTTGAGGACAAGATCAGTACCTGCTTCAGTATCGGTAATATCACCATATTCAGGATTGAGCACAAGGTTCAAAAGTTCCTGATAGGCCATCTTTCCGAAGCCCCAGATACGAACGCCTTTTTCTTCCTCTCCACGAACCAATACTGGTGCGAAGAAGCGTTGACGGGCCATAAGATCCTTAGCCATCTTGATTGAGTTGTCTGTCTTTTCATTGAAAAGCTGACGAACAAAATCGTTCAGGGGATCATCAATACCGAAGTTTCGCTTCGGACTGAGAAAGCCGGGGTTCTTACCCAAGTTATAGTGAAACCAATACTCTTTGAAGGGGTCGCCATCAGCAGTTGGAACGATGCGAATGGTTTGTTCGCCGTCCTCTGGTCGCCAAAAAGCAGAATCCTTCTTCTCGCCTCGGTTTTGAAGCGCTTCCAATTTGGAGCGCATTTTATTAAGATCAATAGCCATTTTTTACTTTTCCTTTTTTGTTAATAGAGTTAGAACAGCAAATTTCCTGTTCTACTAGCTTTGAATGTTTGGACTATAGCACAAAACGTAACCATAATCCGCGTTATACTCAGTCGGGAAGACTCCGAAAGAAACGTTCACATTTTCATCTGAAATCTTTTCTTTCATTTGGGAAGTGATTTGCTTATGCAAGCCGCTTTCCGTTTGAAGCCTGTCCTTACTGATACTATAAATATAACCCCTTTCGCGCACTGTGTCAAGGGGAAAAAACAATTTTTCTTCGTTATTCTCGATATCGAAGATTCCAACTGTATAAATTCTTTTGGTTTTTCCCGGACCACTTAGAGCACCCATAATAGGGTCTGAGTTTTTGTAGACATTTGTCATATGGATTGTTGATACAATCAATTCGTTCAGTTTATTATAATAACCCATAATCGGAACGTTGTCAAGAATATTTTCTAACTGAGGGTTGTTAACAAGACAGATTTCATTGATTTGACCAGAGCGAGCGTATTCTTGTAGTACGTTGTATGTGACTTTTTCGTGCATCTTCTTTTCTTCGCTCAACAATTGAGTATCTGGCTGGATGTACAGTACACTGATATTACATGAGGACTTAATTTGTTCCATAATTCGAAGACACATTGCCGAAATAGCTCCGGAGCCTCCGATTACGAGGGTAGTGTCACCTTTGATATTTTTGAAAAAGGTTTTCATCGATGGTGCTTTGGCTTCGTACTCT